TGCATACGACATTCTGTTCTCATCAATTAAAGATGCCGCAATCATAGTGTCAACTATCTTACCTCTAATTTTAATACCTGCCGCTCTTAACCAGCAAACATCATACATAGCATTGTGAAATATAAATGTAGTTTTCTCTTGATTAACTAAATCTTGAACCCATTGTAATACGAGTTTTCTGTCCATATTACCACCACCCTCATGTCCAATCGGATAATAGCCAGACCAGCCCTCTACGGCCACCGCAACGCCTGCAATGTGTCCTTTTCCGACAACACTACCTGAGCCCTGAGTTATTAGATAAGGGTCATAAGTTTCTAAATCAATAGCAACTTCTTTATAACCTGATAAATCTTTTAATTCTTCTGGTGCAACCCATTCAGTTTCGGGTGCAAACAAAGGCATTTGGGTTCTTCTCATTTATAATCTCTCTCTTTCACCATTTCTAGATAATGTATTGCTTTATCTATATCTTGTATGCCACCCTTAGTCGAGTGCCTACATATATACTTAATAGCGTTTCCTTCTGCAAAAAGCAACTTATTTTTGTTAATAAATTCAGCAGGTTGTATCTTCATGTACATATAATGACTACCTCCTACTTGTTTAAACAACGATGATAATTCACCAAGTTTAACATTATCGTTAACAACTCCTTTTTTCTTTAGTTCTTTGTATAGTTTTTTCATATTATATAAGCTCGATCAAAGTTTTTAGGATCTAGTAAATGCAATTCACGCTTCGCTCTCGTCGCGCCAGTATAAAATAATCTATGTAATTCATCTGGGTCATGACTAAAAGTTTCTAGTGCGGCACCTGTTAGGTCCTGTAATAATAAAACGTTGTCGGCTTCTCCTCCTTTTGCTGCGTGTATGGTTGACATTTTAATACGAGGATTTTTATTTATCATCTCACCATTCGCCCTCATGTTACGAATGTAAGTTTCCGTCATTGGATCTAAACCTTCAAATGATTTAAACCAAACGTCAGATTTTAATAATCCATGTTGTTCTTGGCATTCCTTTAGTGTATACTTCGCGTCCGAATGCAAAGTTTTACCCTTCTGAAACCCTACTAAAACATTAGATCCTAAATATTGATAGATGTTTTTAATCTCTAAGTGATTTAAAAACTCACCTTTACGCCATGACTCCCAGTTATTTAATGCAAGCAATAGTTTTAATGGTACGGAATTCATACCTTTATATTGATAATACCATCCTTGAATCTCACATAAGTCTTTGGCATCATCTAGAAAATAGTTTGCAGAAGATAACACTAACCAGTTGCCAGCACTCATATCTACCTGTGTTATATCAGAATATCTTTTTAATAATCCTATTTCATCTCTAGGTTTATATTTTTTTTCAAATCTATTTTGTACTTTGTTTATAATATTTTGAGACAATTCATGTATAGGTCCACCTGGAATTCTATAAGATTGATCCAATACTTTAATATCATTTACTTCTTCTTTTAATGCTATGAAGTGATCTACATCTGCACCGGCCCATTTAAATATAGCTTGGTCATCATCACCTGCTATGTAAGTTTTCTCTGCTTTTGACCAAATCTTTCTAACCATTTCCCATTGTAGTAAAGATAAGTCCTGTGCTTCATCTATAAATAATACTTCAAACTTATTAAGAGTTTCTTTTTTAATAAAGTCTTCTATCAAATCATTAAAATCTTTTAAGTTCTTTTCTTTTTTAAATCTGTGTAATTCTTCTGCTAATAAAAATAATGTGTTTCGTTCTATGTCTATAATATTTTTTCTAGAGTCATAGTATTCTAGTAGATCCATTCTCTTAACTGCGGCTGTGTTTATAATTGTAAGGTATTCATTGTCAGAATTAAATGTACCATCTTCCGCTGAGTACTTAGCCGTCTTAATAGGTATGCCACATTTCTGCCCAAATTCTTTATAGTCTTCTATCTTCATCATTTTTTCCTTAGTCATACCTAATTGATTAAAAGCGTATGAATGTAAAGTCCTGAAAAAAGGTAAATCGTTTTCTTTATCTAGTCCAAATTTCTCCGCAGCACGGTCAGCCGCCTCTGTTGCTGCTTTTTTAGTAAACGAAAAGTACCCAATTTGTCGAGGTCTAATCCCCTGTTGGATGAACTCGTCCACTAAGTTTAATAACGTTGTTGTTTTTCCCGTTCCCGGTGGGCCTAATATTATTGTTTTCATATTTTTTTAACTTCCTTTCTGCTTTGTTTAGCCACATTTGAGTGAGCTCTAGTTCTTCTTTTAACTGAGCTATTTCTTCTCTAAATCTAAGATGCCAATTAATTCCTATTTTAAAAGTCATCTTGTTGATACTCCACTTTAGAAACCGCAGCTTCTATTTTTTTCATAGTTTTAATTTTAACAACTCTAGGCTGTTGTTGTTTAATTCTTAATCTTGTTTCTTCTACAAAGATATCTTCTAATCTTTTTATTAAGTTACCAGTTTTGACCTTATCCATGTCCCAGTTATTTTTTTTAAGAAATGAATAAAAATCTTCCATTCTAAAATAAGTAAAACCCTCTTCTGTGTAAGGAAGTTTGTTAAGAACATCGTCCATAGTTCTTGCTGACTGTCTGTTAGTTGTCCAATCTTGCAATAGTCCTGTAATTTCATTAGTAGGATTTAAAGACTCAAGAGGTTCTACCTCTTGTAAGTTTTGCATCATAGGTTTTAAAAAATGTTGTTTCCAATCCTTAGGTTTAGGTACTGGTACTATTAAATTAGCTTGGTCTAAGCATGCTAATGCAAACAAAGGTGGGCTATATAATTGTTCTGTTTTTAATTCTACTCTAGTCTTATCTACATTTAAAAACCATTGCGGAGGCGTTGATGTATATTTTGTAAGACTTCCAAGTACTGGCATCTCTTCCTCACCAAATCCTACACCAAATCTTTTTGTTCTACATAAACCAGATTGACATACTGCATTGATAGGTGCATCTTTACATCTATACTTGTCATAACCTTTTCTGTTTACTGATTTAATTAATTGTTGAACCTCACTATTACTAAGTGGTGGATTCATATGTTCCATGTTTGCTTTTACAATCTCATCTTCCCATGTATCTGGCGATGATTGTTTGTAGTATACTGCTACATTAAATAATGCATTGTTTCTGGAACCCTCACCAAAACCAATTGATGCTAATTTATTTAAGCAAGGGGGTCCTCCAGGAAATGTTTCTGTTATTTTTTCTTCTTCGATTTTAATTTCTTCGACTTCTTTCCTCGTGCGACTGTAAACATCATAGAGCTTATAAAATTCCTCAAGTGTACAACTGGCGCCAATATCGTTGATAGCATAACGTAGTCCTTTCATTTGATTGTGGTAAGGTAAGTTTAAGAAATTTCCAGTGTCACCACGCTCCACTAGTATCTCTGTTTGTTTAGGAAAGATTTCTGATCCATCGTATCCTAAAACTTTTGATATTTTTTTTAATTTAGATTGCATCAAAGATGCAGGAATATTTTCTTTGGTAAATAAAAAGACGTGTGCTCCGCCAGACTTAGATCTGCACAATACTAAAGGGAGTTTAAGACTCCGAATACTTTTAATGAGGCTAGTGTGATCAAGGTCATATTCGTCAATATCAACGCACCCCCACCTACAATCATTATTTTCTGTGATAGGGATAATCCCAAGGGCGGGTCCTTCTCCGTTAAGATGATTGGTCCAAAGTTCGTCGGTGACGTTTTTACGAACAATAAAGGCTTTGCCTTTTTGTTTACTACCATTCTCTCCTCTGTCACCGGGTTGGTATTGTCCATATGCTATTGTTAATCCGCTAAAAATTTGTTTGAACTTATCCATATATTTCATTCTGCTTTCTTTGTAAAGGGGATCTTGCGATCCCCCTGGAACTAAATTTAATACGGAGTATTATCTTTAGCTTTCTCTTCCACATCTGCTTTTGTTTGCACGTTTCCTTTTGAAACACTACTGTTAAAATCTTTAGCCGTTAGGTATAAAGTTTTATCCTCTTGTCCCATAATTCTGTCTTGTGTTACAGACCAACCATACCAAGAACCTTTATCGTTCTTTTGTAGTACGGATGCTAGGCTATACACAACTCCATGCATGGGAGGGATTGCAAATCCACCCTTACCATCAGCAATTTGTATGGTTTTCATCATAGAATTCCATTTTTTACTAACGTTAAGCTGCGTAGATTTCATAGTAATCAACGCCGGTGACATCCCACCTGCTTTGTTTTGAATCAAAACATAATAAGAAGCTGTTTCTTCTAA